TGCTTTCCCAGTGTTCAAATTCATGCAAGGTCACGTCGCTGTTCTTTATCATCTCACACAAATTTTGTAGGTTCCCTAACACTTCTTCTTCAGGCATCTGATACTTTATGCTAGCCGCAGTGACACTAGATGTCACGTCGTACCACTGCCTCAACTTTAGGCCGTAACCTTTATGTTCATTCACATCTTCTGTGCACTTCATTGATCCTAACATGCTCAGATAGCTCATATTTCTCGCGTCTACGTTTGCCCCAGTGGCTTCAGACACTCCATTCGTCACTTCATATCTTCTTTTAAGCCGTACGAAGTCAGGGCCTAGCTCGAGCCTGCCATCTCTGTCAAAATACACTATCATGCTGCAAAACGTCCCCACCTTATCGCTCACTCTAGCTTTCGATTGCATATTATACTTGTCCTCAATTTCCCTTCTTAAGGTTGTGATGTTTGGTTTTCCCTTTGATGCTGCCATGTTATCATCTCCTAGTATTGTCATCAGTCTTATTCGCTCCCTGTTTCTCAACATGAACCCAGCATGCGCTGCCATATTGACTATTGCGTTACCGAGTGCCGTGGTTGCTTGACCGGTCAGTCTCATGCCGTCTAGTGTCCCTCTGATGTGCTTACCTTTGTATTTCCAGTGATTGTGACACTGTCTCCAGCTTGACAGAAAGTTGTCTTGCCCTCCTAGCATTGCATACACTTCGAACTCGATGTCTATAAGATGATGATCTGTCTGTCTATCTTGTTTGGTCATGTCGTTCTCAAAAATGTGATTGGCATCCGTCACATTTCTGAATCTTGAAGCCAACTCTTGTGGAGTCAACCCGTCTGTGTAGATTACTTCTGGTCTCAATATGGCGTGCAAACGTTGTTTTAATACCTTGAACCCTCCGGCGTACATGGCGCACAAACCCTTCATTTGCCAGACTATCATTCTCCCTTGTGTCTGTTCTGGCAAATCTGCAATTGAGTCCTTTAGAAGGCTTTCTAACTTCACGTGCACATTAACCGCATTTATAGGGTTCACTTCGAAACCTTCGCTCAATATTTTGTCAACTTCACTTGCTATCCTTCCTGCGTCCGGTCTTGCTTGCAACCACTCTTTAATGTCTTGCCAGTTGAACGTCACTGGATTGACTTTGTTTTGGTTTGATATCTCTCTCCATCCTGGCACAAAATAGGCTGCAGCCATCTTGCATAGCTCTACTTTCCTAGAAGTCGGGAACTTCCTCACAATTGTGACTGACCCCAGCCTTCCTGCGAAATTGTTGATTTCTGAGAAGCTCTTTTTGTGAAATACTGGTCTACTGTACATCGGGTACTGTGTCATTGTCGCTTTCTGCGTTTTCCTGAGTTTGAAGTTCGTTTCTATTAGTTTGATTGTCATGCCGGTTCTAGGCCCGTATATGGTGTTGTGGTGTTCCATACTATTACTATCCCAGAAGTCAATGCTCTCGCAATTGACTTCTTCAATCATATGATATACTCCGTCTAGAATGTGGTTCAACTGACCGAGATGTTCTGTATGTTCTACTATTGGTTTATCAAACTTGTACACTCTGGACTCAGCACTGTTGTATGTTCCTGGCTTCAAGTCTACTATGCTCATCTCGCTCAATACTTCTATGTGTTTGGAGACGTGTTCAATCCGACTTTGATCAATCTCTTCTTGCTTGATGTTGCCGAGTGTTGCTAGTTCAGGCCCTAGCGATTGACCGATCACCTCTCCTTTCGTTTTGAGTCGTTCACTAACTACGTCAGCCCAGAGTCCGTCTGACCCCACAATGGATAGGTCGTCTTTAGGAACGCCGGCTCCATAACTCGCTGTGATTATTATCAGTTCACTCGGCCCGAACAAACTCGCTCCTTGGTGTCGCGCAATTGGGTTTATCCACAAAGCACCTTTAGTGATCAAGGACAAGCCTTCGTTCGTAATGATGGTTTCCGGACTTTGCGAGACTATGATGTTTTCCTCGTCCTCTGTCAGTATTAGCGACGCAGCACTCAGTGTCAATGTTTCTGCCAATGAGATTGATAGATGTTGGCCCTTAAACTCTGCGGTGCTGATTAATCCGTCTTTTGGCCACGGCATAGTATCGTGCTTCCATTTCCAGGAGTTTCCTGCCTTGATCAAATAACACTTCAACTCCGCGTTTATCTCTCGAATCAGCTCAATTTCCCACCCAGCATCGTCCTCATCAAATTCCAATGTTAGTTCTATTTCTCCTGGAGATATCTCAACTAGTGTGGCGTCATCGTTGTTGACTCGTTGTTCTATTACCCTTTCTAGTATCGACAGCATCAGCGTCGTTGCATTCTCACAGGACACGATGCAGTGGAACCTCCCATAGAAGTAGACCCCCCTACACGGATCGTCCGTCCCTAAACCTAATATCATCTCTTCACTCGCGCTGGGTCTGTTAGGTATCCAAATTATGCTATCAGCTGCACTGTGCTTCCGGAATAGTGGTCTGAGATCCCTTCCATGATGTGCCCTATTGTCGTAATGTGATACCACCATTTGGGTTGCAGTTGGGGAAGCTATTGGAACATGGCCTCTGATCAGGTTGAATCGCTGTGCTTCTATTAAACTCTCTTCATTCAGGGCGGATACTGACTCCTCTTTGGTGGACACCTCCCTTCTCCCTTTGGCTTGGATCCCTGGTATCACCATTCTGGTGTTGATGACTCCCCCCAGGTATGCCAGGTTCTCGTAGTCTCCTACTAGTATTTGATCTTTATCATCTTGGATGCAAAGCCCTGCAACTAAACCCCCGCTGGTTATAGCTAAGTACACCCTTCCTGGTTGGAGCTTATTGCCAGGGACACAAATCCCGTTATCGACTCTGTGTCCTCTCAACGTCAAGTTTAGGTGATTGGGTGTGGTCACAGTCTTCACGTAATGTTTGCTATTCACTTTGGCCTCCCAATCCTTGTAGTCTATTTTGTTTTCTGACAAGAACCTTCGGCTGCTCTCATAGTTTATCAGCCCGTATATCACTGACGATGAAATAGTTAGGTTCTCTTGAACCGTGTTGCTTAATGACAGAAACCTTTCTGGGTCGTGTGACAGCCGCTCAACTCTACGCCCGCTTTCGGTCGAAACCCTCAATGTCAAGACGTGGCTTTTGACGGTCTCTGGAACAACACGCGTTATACCCATGTGTCTTTCTATTGAGTAACCAGTACTTTTACAATGCCTTCTCTTCCCATCTGGCGACGTTGTCACTGTCAAACCGATGCAGCTTGAACTCAGCTCTGGTGTATAGCCATATCCTCTTCCATCGACTTTGACGAGTACCTGTACGTTGCAAATCTCCGCTATCAAGAACACCGCGTTTAGAGGTGACCACGTTGCGACTCCTATCAAATTGAAGTATGATATTAAATGTGACTTGATTTGGCCGGTTTCCATGTGATACAAGAAACTCTTTACTACACATTCTCCTACGGTGGTTGGATCATAAAGGTCCACACCAGTGCTTAGGGTCAGTTCCACTAACCCCGTGCCCAATTCTTGCCTAGAGATGGCTCCGTTCGTCCAACTCAGCCCTGTCGACGTCTGGAAATATATAGGCCTGAACCGCAACCCCTGTATGTCCAAATTTTTAAGGGACAGTCCTTTCTCATCGTCAGACACGAACACCGTTCTGGGTTGATCTTCCTCCTCACTAGTGTACTCATCATCTGACACGACAGATCTGACGGACCCAGAGTCATGACTCATGGATCCTTCCTCTCGTTTTATCTCTTCTTGTAACTCAGTTATCTTTGTTTCAGTCGCAAACTCGTCTTCTGCATCAAAAAACCTGTCTGACTCGCTGATCTCGTCGCCACCCAGGACTATCACTCCAATATCTATCAATCCAGCAAGTGCTTCCATCATCTTTGCTCGCTTGCATTTTGATCTTATGTTTGCGAAGGACACGCTCGACAGTATTTGGTCAATTCGCGGGGTCACGTTTATAACTGTCTCGAACACGAATCTGCCGAATTTCTTCGGATCGTTCGTGTCACATACGTCCCCTATCCCTAGTCTCCTGTATGCCAAGCCCCATTGTTTCTGGTCAGGCAAATAGGGCTTGAATATGGTGTAAGCTCCTACGCACGCCATGCCGTGTGCTGTTCCTGAGCCCCCGTGCACCACTGCTATGTGAATCAAGTTTCTCAGTTCTGTAAAAGGGAAGCTCTTCACGACTAAAAGATTTTTAGAGACCACTCCTTGGCGCATAACGAGTCCTCTACGTAATTGGAGACGATCGTCACCCATGTTATCAATCAATTTTGCAGCCCAGTTTAACAAGATTAAGACTCGGCAACCTGCCTCCAGCAGGCTGTTCGCGCTTTCCAACAGGAACTCGACTACGTTTGGGTCTGTCATGCTGCCAAACGTTAGTACGGCATTCACTCTTCCAGCTGGAAGAATTTCTAACCAACTTATAGTGCTTGCGTCTGGTTCTGATCCGGAATTGTTTATGTGCGGGTATCCAATTGTCCTCACGCAGTCATGCCAGTCTGGCGCTCTGGGTAGCAAGTCGTCGCAGCACATCAACAGATCAATTGCGTCGCTCGAGGTAACTGAATTCGTGGACCGGGGTGCTAGGTGTAACGTGTTCACCCTCCACTCGTTTACGTATGGTTCTTCCACGCTGAATACTCCTGCGTTGAACATCCTGTACGATGTTAAGTTTAGAGCATGGTTTGTAGATGGCTCCTCCCATTTTTGAAACTGCCAATGTCTTGTTTCTGTCCATGGAAATGGAGACACCCTTATATATGGAATATTCAACCACTCAGCCACGTCTCTACCATATCCAGGGTAAGCCGCTTCCATTATTACGCCAGCCTCTTTGCAAATCAGAGCTATTGAAGTTAACCACTTTGGGATGTACGAATGCATAAGGTCTTTACCTGCTTTGATGGCACCCAAGGGGTCTGACGGCAGCTTTATGGCATTCAGTATCATTTTCCCTGGGTCGCCGCCTATACCTTTGAATGGCACTTTGTACGCTCCGCACAACAGACCATGTGTGTAATGTGTTACCATCATCACCTTAAGACCTTCGTCTAACATTTCTCTTGCGTACCTCAAACATGGTTCAACATCTCCTCTGGATCCTATAACTATCCAATAAATTGGTTTCAAACTGGTTTTGTCGCTTTCCCCTTCACGTGGCAAACATTTCCAAATCCGTTTCTGCTCAGAAATTCTCACTCTGTCCTCCCACTTATGAGACTCAATTTCCTTCCCTAGGGACGCATCTTGCTGTGGGATCATGTTCTTCAATATTGGTGCAATCTTCTTTACTGTTTCACCAGCTGAGTGCATGACATTTGAGTTCCATTCGGCTAGTTGGTTGTTCACGTAATCGAAGGCTGTCAGGACCGGTCCTCTAAAGTTCCAGAGCTCACTCTCTTCTTCGTGACATGTTTGCGTTACTTGACCTTCCGCATGGTAAATCACTAGCTTTTGATTATTGTCTACTTTTTCAATCTTGCATTTGCGGCACACTTTCTGAAAGTGCGATAGCACTGCTTGGGCAGTCGGCATGTCCTTGCACGCTTTGATTAGGCTGTCGTACAACTGCTGTGTGGCCACCGGCACATTGACAGCACTCATTAAAGAACTATACGTGGCCAGGACCGTGTCTTTCAACTTTGCGAGCGTTCTCTCAATCATTTGCTGACCTTTAACCGTCTCTCCACTCTTCAGAGAGCACCATTTTAACATTGTGTCCATGCCCTCACCTATCTTCTTTCCTTCATAGTACGCGCACACTGCTGTGTTCAGTGCAACGTCTTGATCGATTTTGTATTGTTGCCATGTCCCTCTATCAGAATAATACGTGGCGTTTAATAATGTTCTAGCATACTGTATGATGTCATCGTATGTTGTTTCCTCTCTCAATGCTTTAAGTGACAGCGATCTGAACATCTTCTCATCCACTACCAGTTCCACTGTGCTGACCAGTTCCTCAGTCTCCAGTGCAGACACCAAATTCTCCGCAAACATTGGTAGCCTATAGGTTAGCAACTTATTTGACATATAAATGTCTTGGTTGCAACAATAACTAGTGAAGCTTGACTCGGGCGTCGCTTTAACCATGTATATTTCATACACGTTGTGCCCCAGTATGCATGTGCTCTTTTGGGCCCAAACGACATATGTGTCACCTCTGACTTCTCTGTGTTTACACTGCCCACAACTCAACCAGTCGAACAGTTCTCTGTTGATCTCAGTTGGATACGTGGCATCGTCATAAAAGAACTCGTAATTCCCTTCGCCTGGTCTGCGGCTCATCAAATCACTTGCACCACCTCTTAAACTTGTCGCCTTTGGGAAATTCGGGCTACTTATGAGAGCTGAGTGTCTCAGGTAACATATGTCTGGTGCCCAGCAAATCGTCTTCTCTGCCGCACAGTCTACTATAAGAGATAGAATTGTCCCTAAGTTGTTCTTTAGACCCCCAGGTCCAATCCATAGTTGGTTTCTTTTTCCGACTTCTAACTCGTTGCTCGCTTCGTTCACAAACCACGGTCCCACTCCTCTACTATCGGTTTGCAGCTTATGCAACTCTGATAACCTTTTCCGTGTTGCTATCACTTTCTCTTGTTTTGCGTCATGATCGTCTAACATGTATGCATCCCAGTGTTCTATCATGTGTCCTAATTTGTTCAGCCCACTGCGAGCATAATTTATATTCCCAAGATATCTCTCATTTGTCTTGTTAATCGTGGTCGGCCAAGCTGTACAATTTGTCATTGTGTTTGTCACGACTAAGCTCGGCCAGTCCGTCACGTACAGTTGCGTTACATCCTTGTTCGCCTTCCTACATAGTACTGCTGTAACAATCGTGTCTACAAGGTTGTCGAACCCATCATCTAGGTTAACCGAACCGTGACGATTCACTATCGCGTTTGGCAAACTGGCTCCAATATCTCTCCTATATTTGTCTATTTGATTTTTTGTCGCAAATATCCTCATCTTATGCTCTCTGAGCTGTTTCAATATGATGGCGTTCTTCTTTTTGTTTATGGCTTTTATTACTGCCGTGTTTCTCTCTATGTGCACATCTGGTGGGATCATCAGACCTTCTATCTCTTTAATGTCAACTATCCCTCCTATCGTCAGAGGTGCTCTGCTTATTTCAGGACAATGTCTAAGAATTATTTCTTCCAACTTCTCTCCAGCGCAGTGTAGTGTTTTACCGAACTGCCAGCTTGCTCTTTGCCTGTCGATGTCCAACATGTGGTTTACAAACGTGGACAGCTCTCTCACTACCCAGTATTTATCTGATACTGGAATCTTTTTCGTGTCGACGCTCCACACGACGGGTGGACTGTACTCCATTAGGGCCAGACACGGGTAAGACCCCAATAGTACCATTACTGGACAGAATCTGCCATCCACACTTCCCGTGATTCTTTTGGGTGAAGCCACCACGTTTCCAAATACTTCTCTTGCTTTGTCATAGTTTATTTTAAGGTGAGCCTCATTGAATTGATCGTACTGATTGCACCATGCCCAAGTTGTGTGCTCACCGACTATACTCTTCTCTATCAAATCTGTTATGGAGTTCTTTCCCGCGTTCAATCTGTCCATAAACATACCATACTCGAAAGATCGATCATCAAAGTTCACGCCTGGGATGGGTGACCAAGTACAGTTGTGATCGTCTATTAGCAGCCTGTTCTCCACGTCTCTGGCTCCAAACCAGGATAGTATACACGTCACTATCGGTGTGAAAGCCTGGTCCTCATCGTAATAAATCGTCCTGAACCACCATTGTTTGTACATGGAGGTCACGTATAAAATTGGTTCATTGTTAACCGAGAACAAAAGATCTGAACAATATGTACATCCCCCTGTTCTAGTTATGTTTAACTCTGTGTGAGCAGGTCCGTCTAAAGTCATGGTTGGACTCGCGCTTGTTAAACCGGATATTATGTGACTTAAGAGTCTCAATCTCGTTAGGCTCCTGCCTGTCATTACTACTTTGGTAGTTGCGCAGTGGCTCACATTCACCTTCGGGCTATCGTCAGGCCACGAAGTTGAACACATGCACAATTCTGAGCACTGTTTGATTGACTTACATGTCGTCTCTGTGGCTTGTGCTACGCTTGTTGTAACCCCTTTCGTTAAGTTGGCCAGTAAAGATCCTGGTTTTGTGCCATCTGCTGGTCCTGGTCCTAAAAGCAAAGCCGGGGTGCCAGAGGATAGATCTATATTGGTTCTTGAATATCTCACGCCAGTGACTTCAGCTATTACTGACTCTATCTTCCCGTACAACAGATTGTTCATCCCCATGGGCAAATTCGTTATTACACGATATAGTGCTCTTTTGTGATCAAATTCCACCTCTATTGGTATACCGAAGTGCGTGCCACGCACCCTGTTGTAGTGGTCAGCCCAAACATTTTCGACTATGGTCAGTCCACTCTGATTTAATCTTGCATCCGCCATCTCTCTTATTGATGAAAAATCTTTAAGTGTTGACTGTAGGACCGAGGCTCTGGTAGTGTCTTCTACATCCGTTATTCTTTTTGTGTCCTTGAACCACCAGTTTGTCAGCAGACTCTTAGCGTACGTGAATATTATGCCGGGGTTACTGATCATTGATTTGCTTGCCCGCTCGAAAGTGTCAGTGTCAGATGGCTCTCCAATCTGCGTGATGACTACTCCCCCAACGTAACCCCCTATGATGCGGGTGTATAAAGGATCGGCGTCATCGAAGCAGTCGACACTCACCCATATCAACATCTTTTTTGCTCGAGTGGCGGCTGAAACGTTGTATTCTTTGTTGTATATTAAACTGTGAGCGGTTCTGGTTGGCGAGTATTGAATGAACATGACTACGTTTGCCTCCTTGCCTTGGTACGAGTGGGTCGTCTCTACTGGGATGTTCATGAGTATCATGTCTTCGAGGGCTGTTTTCACTGTCTGATAATGTGTCAATATCACATCCACATCATATGTGTTTAACAACTTGACTATGGTGTCTTTGTTATTCCATTCTGCTGTGTGTAGCCGCACTGCAGTGTCATGAGGCGCTCGCGTTTGTAAATCCGGGATCACGTGTTGTAATTGCGTTGCTAATGTCTTGCCTATCCTGTAGGTTGTTGTTCTACGCTCGCTGGTGTTTGCCAACTCCATGATTGACCTCCATTCACGCTTCCCAGCCGTCTTTCTCATATCTACCACTCCGATCTGGCTCACGTCCCCATACAATTTCACATACTTAATGTCGTCCGTCAAACACCATAGAATTGTCAACCATGTTATCATTGTTGCCTCGTCAACGACTAGCTTCACTGTGTGTACTTTTTCTATGTAGGCTTGCTCTAAGGTGAGCACTTTAGCCCCGCTCTTCTCTGCATCCAGTAACCTGTCTCTGGCAGACTTTGTCATGGTGACTATTGTGGTCTTGTCATCCGCACTAGCCAGTATCTCGGTGGATTTTCCAGATCCAGGGACGCCATAGACAGCTACAGCGTTTTTCATTTGTTGCGTGATTGTCTCCTCACTAATGTTACTCGTTAGACACGCGTGGAGCATTCTCATCTGGCTGGAGTATGAAGACTTTGGGATTCTACACTGCAAGCTAACTTCCGTCGCTAACTTTGTGTCACTTCTTATGCACATAGACTTGCCTATTTTAACTAGGTGTAATCTGTGCCTCATCCCTTTCTTAGTCGTTACTTGCACCATGTCCAGGGACTTCATGTTCACCGGCAATCCTTCTATAACACAATGACCTGACTGTGTTTGTCTTAGCTTTACAGTGTAAACTCTGTCTTTAAACTTTCCTGCCATGTCTATCAGCCCACGACACGCTAAATCTATATCCATCATGTCCTTAACGCACTCGTCCACAGTGCTTTTGATGGCCTTTTCCACATTAAATTCATCTGCTAGGGACATGTCTAAGTATTCGTCGAACACTAACGCTGACTTGTCCCTTGGAGTGCAGTCTGCTAATAGTGATAGTTGTGGCACTGTCACATTTGGTATCGGTATGGACAGCAATCCGTTCCGAATGTCATCAGTGAACTCAAAATTATTACAAAGGTACGTCGTGGACCCTCTCTGTACCACTCTCGGTATAAAATTTTCACCACTGATCAATATCTTTTCTAAGCTCAATTCTCCGCACATCATTAATTCCACAGAGAGTCGTAACAGTATTGGGGTGTGCATCCATCTGTCAGGACTAAACTTATAGCCCTTCGAACTGTACTCTTCCACTCTATCTATGTTACGACCCCTGTTATCGAACACTGGGTATAGGTTGTACTTGTCGGTCATCCTCCCTGCCGCGGAGTACCAATGATCAAAGTTTTTCCCTAAAACTCTGCTGTGCACTATCACGCCATACTCATCGGACCATGGGTCATTCTTACCGATATTACACTTTTGACCAGCTATCACGACGACGTTTCCTTTTATAGCACTACACGTCCTGAGAATGTCTACGGTGCTGAGGTCACCGTCTAACCCACTGATAGTCATTAGGGTGACTATACTGGTTCCAGGGCACACTGAGTCTATGATGGCCTGTAACCCACACAGTCTGGTGGTCGTTGCTGTGACTGCGTCGGGTTTGATCACAGTTGGTTCTATCCAGTCCGCAGGCACGTAGGTGTCGCCCTGGTTTACCATGGGTAACATGACAGAGTACGTCAGCTTCTGATTTCCGTGCCATTCCGCTGATGTCGTGGCGTTCACTGTTGGCCAACCTTTCTCAAGTACCTCGACATATCGCTCAGACGTGCAAAACGCCAAGCGCATGCGCAGATTACGCATCTGCATTAATTTTTCTCGAATTTCTTCTTCACTCTCTGGCCTCCTCCCGTATTGGCTTTCTGGTTTGGGGCCTTCCTCTGTGTACAATTTTTGGCCTGACCTCAATTTATATCGCTTGGAGCTGCCCAAGCCAAAAGCATCTGGTTTCCCTTTCTCTTCACTTGTGTCTTCTGGAATTTCATGTTCTTTTCCTTTTTCTTTACTCTTCTCTTGGTCAACCATTTGTATGTTCAACACTCTATCAAACCATGTCATCCGGTTTGCAGCAGCGTTTCTTCCTTGGGTTCTTCCTCTCGGGCCTTGTTCTGTGCGTTCTTGTACGAGCTTACCTCTGGTCACGTACCTCCTCGCTTTTGGTGCCTTAACAAGTTTATCCCCCACGTGCTCAATCTCGGCTAATGAACACTCCAGTTCGAGCGGGTTTATGACTGACCGTTCTCCGCTGCATGGTGGGCACAGCGTTCCGCAGTGTTCCTTCATGCAACACGAGCACTGTCTCTTCTCGTGGTCACACCCACCATAACAGGTATGGGGCAGCTCTGAGCAAATATGGTCACACTGATGTCTACACCCAGCCTCTACGTCGCAACACGCGCACCTTCGGTTTTTGGTTGCATTCACCAGGTTGCAACATTTGCACATGCCCTCACTGTCTGCCAGCACTGGGTGATTACATGAACTCTTGTGATGGTTGCAAACATGGAAATTTCCGACCGCAGTCTTTCTGTCTGCCCAGGAATAGTTTACTATCCTGCTGTGGAACTGTGGCCCTGATAGCATTGATTCTAAAGAGTCCCAAACTTTACTTGTTGCCCACGTGTTAATTTGCATAGCTGTGTGGCTATCTATTGTGGACAGTGCCTCTTTGACCTGGAATTGGCTTCCAAGCCCTCCAAGGCACTTCACTATCCCACTCAGTAACCACTCTCCTCCCATAATGCCTAGTTTCTTTAAAATTGACACTGGAGCATCGTTTTCGACGATCCACTTCACGTCACCAACTCTACTAGCCCTTCTGGACATCAAAAGCATCGACACCACCGTGTGGTTTTCGACGTCTTCTGCAGTCAAGTTGGAGTATGTGATCACCCTGTCATGAATTGAATATCTGGCGTGAGCAACGGATATTGCGTAGTCTAGTAAGGCTTTATATGGTAAACTTCCCCCCAGATTGCGTGCGTTCAGTTTGTGCAGTAGCTTCAACCGCAGTTTAATTTTGGCGTCAGCTACCACAAGTTTAGATTGCATCCCGACAGGTTGGATAGTTTGTATTTTAGGGCACACTATCTCTATTTCATCGCTACCTTTATCTAGTATGTTACTAAAGTCATTGGCATATCTCGGTTCGGTGTCTATTGTTAAGCACCTTACTTTGTGGTTGCCAACGGTCATTAGCGTTTTGATGTTACCATAGTTGTCTTGCATGTAGAAACTATCACACATTGCCCAGTTATGGAGTTCGTTGTAATCGAAAGTGAGCGGTCTATCCATGCCTAACAACATCACATGAGTTTTGTCTAGGTGTGTCACCCATGATCCTTGCTCGTGCGCCAGGATGCCACTCTTCTTCAGACCCAGATCAGGGAGATTCGGGCATGTGAATAGGAGAGAGTGTTGACCTTGTTCTTTCATGCTATCTAAAATGTCACCCATACTTAAATTGCAAATACCATCTAACCCGTACATGCAATCGGTAGCTTTGTCAAAACAAGTGCACTCCCTGATATTGTGTGTACACAACAAATTCATTCTTTCATTGTTGTTTACATGCATCCCCGGGGTTACTTTCTGACAACAAACTGTTGGATTGGTCTCATCTAGGTAACAGTCTGGTAAACAGCTGTCCCCAAGCCTGACTTTCGTCACGCCTGAAGGCAGGCAATCTATCACTTTGTTTTCAAGTATGGTTATTTCATTGCAGTACATGGCGTGCGCAACGGCTTCCATTTCATCCGTGTGTAGTTCCCTGTCGTGTGTTTTACTAGCTAAAGTTGAGAACTCATCTCTGGTCATGCCTTCACGCAATCTGAGAGAATCGACATCCGCCCTAGACAGCACTCTTCTTACTATGGCTAAATCGTGATCAATCAACTTCGCGTATAACTCTCTATTTTCGTCCTCATCTATCGCGCCGTCCAAAAAGTTGAGCAGGCCAAGTTTATCGAGTTGTCCACCTATGTTGGGGGTGCACCACTCTGTGTACCAATCGTTTATGTCGATGTGGCCTATCGCTGATACCACTTTCCCTAAATCGCTCCCACACACGCCACAACCCATGTTATCGGATGACACAATGGCATTCATGCATTTGCATTCACCGCATCGGCACAGCTTGATGCCTTGTTGTTTGAGGTCTGCGGACGTGGTGTCATTAGTGAACAACCTGAGTTTACGCTTACCGCTTTCTAAGTAGAGAACGCCAGCCACGCTGTCCACGTTCTCACAACCATCGATTGCTTTTAACACGATGTCATTAATGTTACTACCTTCTTTTTTGAGATGGCGATAGCATATGTCACTTAAGTAAGGGCAACCCCATTTCCTTCCTTCTCCATGAAGCACAGCTGTGGAGTCAAGATTGTTCCCTGCCAATATGTTCTCAAATGGGTCAAGAAAGAAAGTGTGCATCTTCTCTGTGATATAACAAGTATTAGTACCATACCTGCAATTTCTTAAGTAGTTGATTATTTCCCCGACAGTCATGTCCAGCACGTCAGTCATGGTGGCATACGTAGGCCCCTCTCCTGATATGGCCAACACGGTGCCTATCATGGGCTGACTGGTGAACACTGGACATGGCTTGGACCCTGTGCCTCTCCAAGCTTCGCGTATGTTCCAACTCTCTCTTACACTTAAGGTCTTGTTGTTTAATTTGTTTAGCCTGTCGTGTATGATGTGACCACCTTGTCGCTTCTGCATTTTCAGATTTGAGCATCTGAAGACTTTGTCTGGGTCCACTTTCCCACGGTCGAAGGTGATTTGGACTGTGTAATTCATTTTACGTATGTGACGGTACCGTTCGAGTTGGACTGTGAAGCTCTGTTCGCGTGTGGCCTCCATTGCGCTCATGAGCATGGAAGCATGTCCGCCTATTTGGCCCGGTTTTGTGAATATCTTAGAGTTACTCGACAATATGTCAAAATACACCCCAAACTTTTCGGCTACGTCCCACTTGCCAATTGCCATATACATCTGATTCCTAGCCGCTTCATATATTGACGCCGGTGTTTTCAGATTCTCTAAATATTTCTTGACTAAGTCATCAGAGACTATAAATTCAACTTGGTTAATTAATGCCGCTATGGAGTCCTCTGACATGTGCCAATTGTAGATTGTATCAGGTGCCCATAATTCGATATGCGAGTTGATTATCTTCATCTTATACTGTTCTACTTTCCGCTCCATTGCTGTCATCTGATAAATAGACTTAGTGCTCAATTCTGGCACTGTTCGAGGCTCATTTATGACCTCATAGTAACCTGGACCATGATTTTCGACCCCGTTATTGGGTCTCACTTCATCTGGTAAACACACCCTTTCAAACATGTCTAAGTCTAAATTTGGCCGTTTCTCCTTTGTTGAAGGTTCGTAGCTAAATCGCATGACTTCATCATGTATTCTTTTGTGTGATCTCCCCGCTGTTGGAATCGTTGTCATAGGTGAAGAGCGGGGAGAAAAACCCCACCTAGGACGGGTAGATTTACAAGAGAGTATAGTATTGTTGAATTGTTTTGCCATTAC